AGTTCCTGCTGACGTATTTACTGATGCTGGCTTCCGTGCCTTGATCAAGTTGATGGATGATGCTGACACTCCAATGGATGGTCGCTTCTTCGCTGTTCCTCCATCACTGCGTGCAGCTATCATGGGTATTGATCGTTACAACAGCTCTGATTTCGTTGATGGTCGTGGTGTAAACAACGGTCAGATCGGTCAATTGTATGGTATCGACATCTATGTAACAAGCAATGCTCCAGTTATCGAAACAGATGCTGAGAACACTGCAACCGCTGGTGGCGACATCAAAGCAGCTATCTTGGCTCATAAAGATACAATGGTTCTTGCTGAGCAATTAGGTGTTCGTTCACAAGTTCAGTACAAACAGGAATATTTATCCACTCTCTATACCGCAGACACCCTCTTCGGTACAAAGACACTACGTCCTGAAACTGGCTTTATCTTAGCTGTAAACGCCTAATATTGGCAACTCAAGCTCCTTAGCTTCGGCTAGGGAGTTTGTTTAAGTACATTTTATGAGTGTATTTAAACAAATAACAACTACACGATAACATCATGGCTGACATAGATCCTATAGAGTACGGTAAGTTAGTTCAGGCTGTAGAAAACTTAGAATCCAAAGTAAGTGCAATGGAGTGTGACATCAAAAAACTCGTAGCAATGGCTGAGAGGTCTAAGGGCTCTTTATGGGCTATTATGGGAGCTGCCTCAGTATTCGGTGGCTTTGTTACTTGGATGGCTGACTTGGTATTTAGAAAATGAGTAGACCACATTCCGTAGGCAAGAATCTTACTGCTAATACATTGACAACAATGTTTACTGTTCCAACTAGGAACATTGCTAAGTGGACTTTATTGTATGCTTACAACGGCACAGCCTCTTCTAAGAATTTCAGAGCATTCTGGTACGACGCTTCTGAGAATGTATCGATTCCTGTAGTATATGATTATTCTTTAACTGCTAAGAACTTCTTACGCATTGATGGACAGGCTTATGTAGTCTTAGACGAGCATGATGAGATTCGTGTATTAATTGAAACTGGTGCAACGAATGCAAGCTGTATTGTAACACTAGAATTAGAACAACGCAGTACCGTACAAAACTATTTATAAGGTAATCATGCCACTCGTTAAAGGTAAATCTCAAAAGACAATCAGTAAGAACATTTCTAAGATGGTCAAAGAAGGAAGACCACAGCGTCAGGCTGTAGCAATCGCATTAAGTACCGCTAAAGTAGCTAAACCTAAGAAAAGGAAATAATATGCCAATGGTCAAAGACAAGAAGTTCCCCTATACAACTAAGGGTAAGAAGCAAGCTAAGCAATATGCTAAGAAGACTGGCACTAAAGTCGTGGCTAAACCAATGAAGAAGATGGGAGCAATGCGTGGCTACTAAACCGGGTCTCTATGCCAATATCGCCGCCAAGCGTCGTCGTATTAAGGCTGGCTCAGGCGAGAAGATGCGTAAGGTAGGCAGCAAAGGCGCACCTTCGGCAAAAGACTTTATTGAGTCAGCAAAGACTGCCAAGAAGAAGAAATAATGCCTAAGAAAGCATATCAGAACCCAGAAGGTGGTTTAAACGCCAAAGGAAGGGCTTACTTCAAGCGAACAGAAGGTGCTAACCTTAAGCCTCCAGTTTCTGCTAAAGCGGCTGCAAAGTCGCCTAAAGCGGCTGGAAGACGAAAGAGCTTCTGTGCAAGGATGGGCGGTGTCAAGGGTCCGATGAAGGATGAAAAGGGCAGACCTACCCGTAAAGCCTTGGCATTAAAGAAGTGGGATTGCAACTAGATTTATATTGACAAACTTGTCAAACTATGATAGGATAACGAATGGCTTCAGTTAACTTTATTACAATGGTTAATGATGTACTGCTTCGCTTACGAGAGCCAGAGGCTTCCGCAGTCACGGACAGTGCTTATGTCAAGCTCATTGCTAAGTATATCAATGACTCTAAGCGACAAGTTGAGGATTCTTACAATTGGAATGCCTTATCTAATGTAATTACGATTACTACATCTGATAATACTTACAACTATACATTAACAAACTCAGGACAACGGTTTCAAGTCGTAGATGTTGCTAATGATACCAGCAACTGGTTCCTAAATAATGCTCCTGAAGTATGGATGGATCAGCAATTCTTGTTGACAACAGCACAGAAGGGTAGTCCTTATTATTATAACTTTAAAGGGACAGACTCAAATAACGACACTAAGGTTGATTTATTTCCTATTCCAGATGGTGTTTATTCGATTAAGTTTAACATTATTCAGCCACAGGATCCGTTAGCGGTCAATGCTGATACAATTAAAGTTCCTGCTGAACCAGTTGTGTTAGGCGCATTAGCAAGGGCGCAAGCAGAGCGTGGAGAAGACGGCGGAGTTCAATCTGGTGAGACTTATGCTTTATATCGTCAGAGTTTAGCCGACGCAATTGCTTTAGAAGCAAATCGTCACGTAGAAGACACAGTCTGGAACTGGGTATAATGGCGAGTCAACTACAAACAGCATCGATTGCAGCACCGGGCTTTTATGGTTTGAATTTACAGGAAAGTAGTATCACCCTGTCGTCTGGTTTTGCATTAAAAGCTCAGAACTGTGTTATTGACAAGTACGGTCGTATCGGTGCAAGACGAGGTTGGACACCTGTTAATACTACTATCAATGCAGATTTGACATCGAGCAATCCAGTAGAGTTTATCTTTGAAGTAGTTACGGGTGGCGGTACAGATGTACTTAGTGCTGGGAATAATAAGTTATTCGTAGGAACAACTACGATGACTACTAAGACAGTACGCAATACAACTAACAGCGGTGATGAAACATATACGATTACTGCTAACAACTGGCAAGGTGCTGCTCTATCATACGGTGATGTAAACGACTTTCAACCTCATGTCTATTTAGCACAAGCAGCACACCCTATGTTGGTGTATCATGAGTTACCTGTTTCTGGTAATCCTTTTGGATCTCACGATAGTGGTACTTTTGGTTTCCAACGAGTAGGAGACGCAGCTAAACTACCATCTAATCACAATACAGCATCGTTTATGCCTAGTTGGGTTATATCTGCTTATGGCAGGGTTTGGTGCGGTGGCATCAGTGGAGATACACAGACTGTCTACTTTAGTAACTTATTAGAAGGTTCTGACTTCTTAGATGGTTCTGCTGGTTATATTAATTTAGAAGAAGTATTACCTAATGGTGATCCTGTAGTCGCTGCTGCAGCACATAACGGATATATTATATTCTTTGGAAAGAAGAACACAGCAATCTACGCTAATCCCTTAGATACTGGTGCGTTAACCTTAGTAGAAGTAATTACTAACGTAGGATGTATTGCTCGTGATTCAGTTCAGAGCTTAGGCACAGATGTTATATTCTTATCGGACGCAGGAGTTCGTAGTTTACAGCGAGTAATTCAAGAGAAGTCGCTACCAATGCGTGATATATCTAAGAATGTTCGTGATGAACTGATGTCGGCAGTAGCGTCAGAAACAGACTTAACTAAGATTAAGAGTATTTATTTTGAGCGTGATGCTATTTATTTATTAACGCTACCGACCACTAAGTTTGTCTATTGCTTTGATACAAGAGCTGCATTGCAAGATAATTCAATGCGGGTAACAATTTGGGATAGTTTAGAGCCAAAGGCATTCTGTGTAACACAGGATAGAAACCTATTGATAGGTAAGCCGGGCTACATTGGTAAATACTTTGGACATAGTGATAATGGTTCAGTTTATCGGATGCAGTATTTTACTAACTATTTTGATTTTGATTCCGCAACAACATTAAAGATTCTAAAAAAGATTGGCTGGGTTCTGATCGGTGGCACTAATCAGTCTTTGGCAGTTAAGTGGGGTTTTGATTACACTGAAGGCTATCAAGCCACAACGTACACATTAGATACGGCTGTTGTATATGAATATAACATTGGTGAGTACAATATTGCTGAATATAGTTCAGGTATTGTGTTAGATCGCTTCTCAATTAATGCTGGCGGTCAAGGCACTGTTATGCAATTAGGATTAGAAGCAGACATCAACGGAAATCCTTTGTCGATACAGAAAATTGACGTTGGGATTAAAAAAGGAAAGACTTTAGTTTAAGGAAAATCTATGTCTAATTATGTAAAAGCAACTAACTTCACAGCTAAGGACAGTCTTCCTTCTGGTAACTCAGGAAAGATTATTAAAGGCACAGAGATTGATACAGAGTTTACTGCAATAGCTTCTGCTATTTCTTCCAAGGCTGATTTAAATAGTCCTGCTCTAACAGGAACTCCTACAGCTCCTACGGCATCGGCTGCTACGAACACAACACAAATAGCTACTACTGCTTTTGTAACCGCTGCTTTGTCTGCGGCGTATCCTGTTGGCTCTATCTACATCAATGCTACTAGCGCATCTAACCCAAACACACTCTTAGGTTTTGGCACATGGACAGCCTTTGGCGCTGGTCGTGTCATGGTTGGTTTAGACGCTGGTGATGCTCTGTTTGATACTGCCGAAGAAACGGGCGGTTCTAAAGATGCTGTTGTTGTGTCTCATACACACACAGCAACTTCAACTGTTACAGACCCCGGACACGTACATACTTTTACTAACTACTCAATTTCAGGCGGTGGTGCTACAACCCCTATTATTGGTAACAGCAACACAACAACTACGGTTAGCACCAATTCAGCAGTTACAGGTATTTCAGTAGCAACTACAAACAGTACAACAGGTTCTAGTGGTACTAACGCTAACGTACAGCCATACATTACAGTTTATATGTGGAAGCGCACAGCTTGAGTTTGAAAGTACCTGTAGTCATTAGAAACGACTACACAATGTTTCTAGAATTACACGATGCAGCATTGTGGTTTCATACAGATGTACGAAAGTGGACATCAGAAGTAAAAGTAAAGTATGTAGAAGATTTAAATATATTACAGGATTTAATAAACAGTCCTTTATTTGCACTGGTACAGCAACGAAATAAGAAACTCAGTAAATTTGGTAAAGTAATTGGTTTTAAATATGAACAACCCTTTTTAGGTAATGATAAACAAATGTATGACATCTATAGTAGGAGTAAATAATGGGTAGCTTTGCGCAATTTGCAGGTCCAGTCTTTTCGGCTGTCGGAGGTCTCATTAGCGGAGGCAAAGGAGCAGATGCTGCCAGAGGACAGGCGGAAGCGCTTCGTGCTGCTGGTCTGCGTTCTTCGCAGATGGCACAGTTTCGTCCTGTTGGGCTGACAACTGGCTTTGGAACTTCTCGATTTAGAACCAACGAGCTAGGACAAGTTGAAGAAGCTGGCTATGAATTAACTCCAGAACTTCAAGCTATTCGCAATAGGCTTATGACAAGTGCTGGT